GTCGAAGGGGAAGAAGGTGTGCGTGATCGGGGAGCCGCGGGTGCACGCATGGAGCCAGGAGGGCGGACAGGCCCGGGGCCAGATGGAAATGAACGCGGACGAAGTGGAATTTCTGAACAGCGGCAGCGGGAACACGGCGCCCACGGACGCGGACGTCCCGCAGGCCGGACAGGAGACGGAGGAGCGGCCGTACTGATGACGGCCGCCGGAAGAAAGGACGAGAACGATGGCTATAGACGCGAAAGTGAGCTTTCTTCGGGAAATGGAAAAACAGGGCGCGGAGACGATCCCGCAGGCCATGATGCAGCGGATGCTGCAGATCGCCAGCGACGTGCTGGAGGGCTTCGACATGCGGGAGATCGCGCGATGGGATGAGAACGAAAAGGACGACCTGCTGGACGGCTACATCGCCTCGATGAAGATCCAGGGCAGGAGCAAGGGGACGATCTACCGGTATGAGGCCATGATCCGGAAGTTCATGAGCTTCGCAAAGGCACCGACGCGGCGGATCACCCCGTACCACGTCCGGAACTGGCTCGCGGCGGAAAAGGAACGGGGGCTGCAGGATTCGACCCTGGAAGGGATGCGGCAGATCCTGAGCGGCTACTTCGGATGGCTTTTCCGCGAGGCCCTGATCGAACGGAACCCCATGTGCAACATTGGGACCATCAAGGTCCCGAAAAAGCAGAAGCAGATCTACAGCGAGGTAGACATGGTGCGGATGCTGAACGCGGCGAAGAAGGTCCGGGACAAGACGATCATTCACTTCCTGGCCAGCACGGGCTGCCGGGTGAGCGAGATGACGCAGCTGAACCGGGACGACGTGGACCTGGTGAACAAGGAAGTGGTGGTGCACGGGAAAGGCAACAAAGAGCGCACGGTCTACTTCGACAGCGTGACGGCCATGATGCTGGAGAGGTATCTGAAGAGAAGGAAGGACAAAGATCCGGCGCTGTTCGTGGGGAGGCATATCTGCTCTGACAAGGACGTGCGGCTGCAGGCGAACGGGGTGCGGGTGATGCTGAAGGGGATTGAGAAGCGGACCGGGATCAAGATCCACCCGCACAAGTTCCGGCGGACCTTTGCGTCTGACTGCGCGAAGAACGGGATGCCGATTCAGATGGTTTGCTCACTTTTGGGGCACGAACGCATCGACACGACCATGACCTATGTCGTCCAGGATCGCGAGGATGTAAAGAGCAGCTATCGGAGATATGCGTGACCGAAGTGAAAATGACCAAATAAACTCCAGAAGGGAGTGAGCAATGAGTGAGAGTTTTGGTAGCTTGTGAGGAATCGCAGGAAGTATGTAAAGCATTCAGAGCAAAAGGGCATGAAGCATACTCCTGTGACTTGCAAGACTGCTCCGGTGGGCACCCTGAATGGCACATAAAAGCGGATGCATTGGAAATACTCAAGATCAAATGGGATCTGATAATAGCACATCCACCTTGCACATATCTGTCAAACGCAGGAGCAAGATGGTTGTATGCCGGGAAGAAACTGAACGAGGAACGGTATCAGCAAGGGTTGGAAGGTAAAGCGTTTTTCATGAATTTCTTCAATGCTGATTGCGAAAGAATAGCCATTGAAAATCCTATACCTTCAAGCGTTTATCAGATGCCACAATACACGCAGGTCATTGAACCATATTACTTTGGAGAACCGTGGAGCAAGAAAACCTGCCTGTGGCTGAAGGGATTACCGCCATTGCTGCCGACAGAGGTTGTGCATGATCACGTTCCATACTGTTCATCCGGCAGTTATAGCAGAAACCATGACCCAAAGTATAAGGGAGCATCAAGGAAGGGTGGAGCTGCGAAGCAGAGAAGCAAAACCTTCCCCGGAATTGCCAGGGCAATGGCTGACCAATGGGGATAACTACTGTAAGTTAAAGTGCGAAATTGATTATGGACAGGAGGACCGGAAAATGTATAGGGAACTGATAGATCACCTGGCTTTTGTGTATGGATTCGTGTGCAGGGGCCGGGGAAGGATCCCGGAGGAGCAGCTGCGGAAGGTGGCGGACGGGACCCATGCGATGGTGCAGACGGCGCCGGCGGTGCTGGGCGGCGAGGCGGAACAGGATGAGGACCGGAAGGACCTGGCGCTGGTCGGGAAGATGGACCAGCAGATCGAGGAAGCCACGGTGTTCATGCTGAGCATGGAGATTGCGTAATGAGCAGAGAGGTTTGGTACCTGTGCGCGCCTGAAAAGAACAGGGGCTGCAGAAAGCGGAGATGCTACCGGGACGGCGGGAGCTGCATGATGACCAGCAACCGCGCGGCAGCGGTGAGGGCCGGGAACGGCCGGGCGATCCTGCTGATCGTCCGGCGGACCTGGCAGGGATTCCGGCGGGAGATCCGGATCGAGGAGGACGGGATCCGGATCGGGAGAGAGCGGAAGCAGGGGAGATAGGAACGGCGGGGACGGTTCCCGCGGTTCCTGCGGAACGGACGGAACCGTCCCCTTGTTCCCCGGATTAAGGCGCTGCGGGACAGGCGATCCGGGGCGGGCAGTGCCCGCGGACAGTTAAAAGTTTAGAGATGCCGGCAGGGCCGGCGAGGACAGGAAAAAGAAAGGAGGACCGCCGATGGAATTGCACCAGCTGCTGAACATGCTGCAGGGCGTGAGCGGTCCGAACGCGAGCGGAGAATATACGGCGAAATGTCCGGCCCACCAGGACCGGACGGCCAGCCTGACGGCCTGCGCGAAAGCAAGCCCGAAGGACGGAAAAGAGAAAATATACCTGTGCTGCCACGCCGGCTGCACGGGCAGCGATATTATGGCAGCGCTGGGGATCAGCGCGAAGGACCTGATCGTGAACCCGGACCCGGACCGGCCAGCGGCCGGAGGCAGATCTTCCGGGAAAGCGAAGGGAAAAGGGCGCGGAACGGCGGGGACGGTTCCCGCGGTTCCTGCGGAACGGACGGAACCGTCCCCTGGTTCCGGGCTGGCGGTGCACCAGGCGGTGCCGGTCGGGCCGGCAGCGAAGGATGAGACGCTGGTGCCGGACTGGGAGCACCCGGACCGGGTGTACAGCTACACGGACGAGGAAGGCCGGGAGCTTTTCCAGGTGGTGCGGCTGCACTACAAGGACGGAAAGCCCGGGAAGACCTTCCGGCAGCGGATGTACGCGCCGGGGGATCCGAAGGCCAACCGGCAGGGCTACGTGAACAGCGTGCCGGCGGAGATCCGGGACGTGACGCTGTACCGGCTGCCGCAGGTGATCCGGGCGATCGCGGACGGAAAGCCCGTGTTTGTGGTAGAGGGCGAAAAGGACGTGGAGACGCTGGAGCGCCTGGGCCACGTGGCGACCTGCAACCCGGGCGGCGCCGGGAAGTGGCGCGAGGGCTACAGCGAGCGCCTGGCCGGGGCGGACGTGATCATCCTGCCGGACAACGACGGGAAGGGCAACGACTACACGGGCCAGAACCACGCCTACGACGTGGCGCTGAAGCTGCAGGGGATCGCGAAGCGGGTGCGCCTGGTGGACATCCGGGAGGCGTGCCCGGAGCTGCCGGAAAAGGGCGACATCAGCGACATGGTGCAGCTGATGGGCGACGTGGACGCGATGGACGCGCTGGCCCGGCAGGTGGCCGCCACGCGGGACTTCGACCCGGAGGCGGTGCCCTTCTGGCTGACGCCGATGGAGCAGTGCGAGCGGCTGTACGGCGCCGTGAAGGGCTACGGGGTGACCGGCGGGTGCATCGCCCAGCAGACCGGGAACGAGATCAAGCCGCTGTGCGATTTCGTGGTGCTGCCGCGGATGGAGCTGGAAAAGGACGACGGCGTGAACGTGAGCAAGCACTTTGTGCTGGACGGGTGGAACTGCAAGGGCCGAAAGCTGGGCCGGGTGGTGATTCCGGCGGCGCAGATGGAAGGCATGAACTGGGTGACGGAAAAGTGGGGCTTCGACGCGAGCCTCAGCCCCGGATCCACCACGAAGGGGAAGGTGGCCTGGGCCATCAAAAAGGTGGGCCAGATGACGGCGAAGCGGGTGACGGAATACAACCACACCGGCTGGCGGAAGATCGGCGGGAAATGGTGCTATCTGTACCACGGCGGGGCCGTGGGGATGGACGGGATCACGGTGGACATGGGCGACGCGCTGAAGAACTACCGGCTGGACGGCGGCGGGGTGCCCGGGTTTGACGAGATCCCCTGGGCGGAAGCGGCGAAGGCGAGCCTGCGGATCCAGGACGTGATGAAGGAAGACATCGGGATCGCGCTGCTGGGGACGGTGTACCTGGCGCCGCTGCGGGAGTGGATGAGCCAGACGGACGTGGTGCCGGCCTTCGCGCTGTTCCTCTACGGCGAGAGCGGCACGCACAAGACGACGGCCGCGGCCCTGGCCATGAGCCACTACGGCAACTTCCACGCGAAAAACCCGCCGGCGAGCTTCAGCGACACGGGGAACCAGATCCGGAAGAAGGCCTTCCTGGTGAAGGACATGCCGATCCTGGTGGACGACTACCACCCGGTGACGAGCGTGCAGGAAAAGCGGCAGATGGCCGCGACGGCGCAGACGCTGAGCCGGGCCTTCGGCGACGGCGTGGACCGGGGCCGGCTGAACGCGGACAGCAGCATCAAGGCGAACACGCCGCCCCGGAGCGTGGCGATCATCACGGGGGAGGACCTGCCGGCGATCGGCGCCAGCGGCCTGGCGCGGTATTTCATCCTGGACATCGACAAGGAGGACATTCCGGTGGGGAAGATCCTGACGGAGCTGCAGGAGCTGGCGCGGAAGGGCTGGCTGCAGCGGGCGATGCGCGGCTACATCCAGTGGCTGGCGAAACAGACGGACGGGATGCCGGAGAGGCTGCATGATCTGTTCCTTCGCTTCCGGGAGGACATCCACCAGGAAAGCCGCGGGAGCCACGACCGGGCGCCGGAGACGGTGGCCTGCATCCTGATCGGGTACCAGATGATGCTGAACTACATGCGGGACATCGGGGTATTCGACACGGAGACGGCGGCGAAGATGCTGGCCCACGCGAGGGGGCGGCTGCTGGACGCCAGCCGGAAGCAGACCAAGGACATGGAGAGCGAGAAACCGACCCGGATCTTCCTGGACGGACTGGCGGAGCTGCTGAACAGCAAACAGGTGGCGCTGAAGGACCTGAGCGTGCCGGACGTGAAGGATCCGCCGCCGAACGAGCGGCTGATCGGCTACATGGACGGGGAATACTACTACCTGCTGCCGAGCGTGGCCTTCGGGGCGGTGCAGAAGCTGTGCCGGGAGCAGGGGCAGGAATTCCCGGTGAGCCTGAAGGCGCTGTGCAAGCACCTGAAGACGGACGGGATCCTGCGGATGCAGGCCGGGAGCGACGAGCGGACCACGAAGCTGAAGTGGATCGACGGGAAGCCGATCCGGCTGCTGTGGATCCCGGCGGGGGAACTGAACGGACCGAAGGCGGAAGCGAAACAGGAACGGATGACAGAGGTCGGCGGCGAGGAACTGCCGGACGCATGGAAGTAAAGGGGGCCGGAAAATGAACGCGATGACCATCATGACGCGGTGCAGGGCCGCGCGCAGCGACATCGAACGGATCCAGCAGCGGATCGACCAGCGGCGGGAGCTGCTGGACGGGATGAACGCGCCGCTGGGGGATCCCAACGGCGGAAGCCGGCCCACCGGCGACCGGGACAAGATCGGACGGATCCTGGCGGACATCGACCAGCTGGAGCGGGAGATGGAGGCAAGGCGCGAGGCGGAGAACGCGGAAAAGGTGGCCGCGGTGAGCCTGGTGGAGATGGTGCCGGACACGGAGGGGAAAGTGCTGTATGACTACTACGTGAAGGGCTGGGACACGACGGAGATCGCCCGGAAGGAAAAGTACACGGCCGGCTACGTCCGCAAGACCAAGCGCAGCGGGGAAAAGCTGCTGGAGATGCTTGGGCCGGAACGGGTGGCCGCGGTGCTGCCCGGGTGGTATATCAAAGAGAAAGGAGAGAGCGGGACATGAGGAGGATCGGCAGGAATTACCGGGAAGAGGAAGAGCAGGGGCCGGACTGCTGCGTGTGCGCGGAGCGGAAGACCTGCCCGCGGTACCGGGAGAACAGTTTCTGCACACAGTTCCACCGGAGGAAACCGGAACCGGAAGGCACGGATCCGAACGAACTGTGGAAGCGCGGGGAAGAGGTCGAATTCTGATGGAAGCGGCAGCGGAAAAGCGCAGGGGAAGAGGGCCGGGCAGGCCCCGGACCCTGGCCCGGCCCGGCCGGGAAACGGAAAAGCCGGAGACGCGGAAGGCGTCCCCGGCGCCGCTGCGTCCAGAAAGAGAAAACCCGGAGAGCACGGCGGTGGCCCGCTGCATGCAGTACGCGCAGGACGTGACGACCGGCCGGATCCCGATGGGCCGGAAGGTGCGGCGGGCCTGCGAACGGTTCCTGGAGGACCTGGAAAAGAGCCGGACGGATCCGGACTATCCGTGGGTGTTCGACGAGCGCCTGGCCGGGCGGCCGGTGGACTTCATGGAAAAATTCCTGGTGCCGACCAAGGGCGACTACGACCGGATGGAGCTGATGGGCTGGCAGTGCTTCATCGAGGCGAATATGTTCGGCTGGGTGGACCGGCAGACCGGGCTGCGGAAGTACCGGGAGGCGCTGATCGTGGTGGGGACCGGCAACGGCAAGAGCACGCTGATGGCCGGGAACAGCACCTTCATGGCATGCAAGGACTTTGAGCGCGGGGCGGACATCTACCTGCTGGCGAACAGCAAGGAACAGGCAAAAATCGTGTTCAACGAGTGCCACGGGCAGATCAAGGCCAGCCCGTACCTGGCGCCGCGGTTCCGCCTGCTGCGGGACGGCGTGTACTACGACCGGATGAACGCGACGATCCGGCCCAGGAGCAGCGACAGCAAGCGCCTGGACGGGCTGAACCCGCACGGGGCGATCTTTGACGAAATACATGAGTATCGTGATTTTAAGTTGATCAATATTTTCAAGCGAAAGACGGTCAAGCGGACCCAGCCGCTGGTGATCTACATCACGACGATGGGGACGGTGATCGACGGGCCGCTGGCGTACTACTACGACCTGTTCACGGACGCGATGGACGGGAAGCTGGCGCCGGAGGTGGGCGACCGGATGTTCTGCTTCATCGCGGAGCTGGATCCGGAGGACGACATCGAGGACAGCGGCAACTGGATCAAGGCGAACCCCGGCCTGGGGAAGACGCTGAAGATCGAGGAACTGAAGAAGCAGTGGGAACGGGCGAAGACGATCCCCAGCGAGCGGGCGGACTATATCTGCAAGCAGCTGAACATCATGGTGAACGCGGACGACATGGCCTTCGTGCAACCGGAAGTGCTCAAGCGCAACCGGGACAAAGTGGAGGAGGAAAGCCTGCTGGGCCGGCGGTGCTACGGCGGTTTCGACTTATCCAATCGGGAAGACTTCACGGCGGCGGCCCTGGAATTCCCGCTGGACGACGGGCGGATCTTCGTGCTGCTGCACAGCTGGATCCCGCAGCGGAAGGTGGACATCGACCGGGAAAAGCTGGACTGGTACGGGCTGCAGATGCGCGGGTATATTACGATCGTCCCGGGCGAATACGTGCAGCAGGAGGACGTGCACGCCTGGTTCGTGGAACAAAGCAAAAAATACGAGATCGTCACGATCGGCTACGACCCGGCGAACGCCACGCGGCTGGTGCAGATGCTGAAGACCGGCGGGGCGGACTATCCGGCCTTCGACTGCCAGGTGGTGCGCCAGGGGCCGATCACGCTGAACGACCCGATGAAGGACATCAAGGAACTGCTGCTGGCCGGGCAGGTGGTGAGCAACAACGACCCGATGCTGGCGTGGTACACGGACAACGTGCGGATCAGCGGGGAGCGGCGGCACCTGGACAAGGAAAACTGGATGCCGATGAAGCGGAACAAGTTCCGGAAGATCGACGGCTTCATGGCCTTCCTTGACGCGCACTGCATCCGGATGCAGAAGCAGCCGGCGGGGGCGGAATTCACCGTGCCGGCGGTGCGGGTGGTGGAACTGGGGAGGCGGAGGAGATAAAGTACGGATATATAGGAAGAATGGAACGCCGGGGAACGCGGGAGGAACACGCGGGAACGCGCGGGGCGCGTGTGTGGCGCGTGTATGACCCTTGCAGGAGCGCCGGGGGCGTGATTTAATCTAAACTGCCAAAGACGGGCGGACGGAGACAACTCCGGCCGCCTTTTCCTTTTGCACCGGCCGCGGACCTGTCCCCGCTGCCGGTTTTACCGAAGGAGGGAGCGGGTGGCGGACTACAAGGAAAGCGATCCGTTTTATCATTCCGCAGAATGGAAACGGCTGCGGAAGGCTGCGCTGCAGCGGGACCACGGGATGTGCAGGAACTGCATGGACAGGATGCAGGCCGGATTCGGCGGAGCGCCGAACCGGGCGACCATGGTGCACCACGTGATCCCGCGCAGCGAACGGCCGGACCTGGCGCTGGTGCTGGAGAACCTGGTGAGCCTGTGCGACAGCTGCCACAATAGCGAGCACCCGGAAAAGTGGAGCAAAAAGAAGCGGAAGACGCTGGAGCGGATCGGACAGCATGGGTGCAGGGTGATCAAAGTTTAAGGGACGGCAGAACGTCGGGGACGGTTCCCGCGGTTCCGGCTGGCGCCGAACGGACGGAACCGTCCCCTTGTTCAGCCGGCAAAGGACAGGAGGACAGGACAGGATGAACGATACGCTGCGGAAGGAACATTTCCTGCGGATCACGGACAAGCGGGCGCGGCACATGTACGACCGGCTGTGCGACGCCTGCGAAAAGCGGGCGGAAGGGATCACGGATCCGGACCAGATGCTGGTGGCGGACATCGCCTACGCGGAACAGATCAAGCAGATGCTGATGGACGACATCGCGGCGCGGGGCCTGGGCCAGGAGCGCTACAACGGGCGCCAGAAATACTGGCAGGAGAACAAAAGCCCCAGCCAGCTGCGGGCCTACTGCGAACAGCAGCGGAAGCACCTGGGCGAGCTGAAGCTGACACCGGCGAAACGCCAGGCGGCGGCGGTGGAAATCGACGATGAATTCGACAGCTTTGAGTGAAAAGTTCGGGACGTGCCAGCTGTGCGGCGGGCACGGACGGAGGCTGCGGATCCTGGTGATCGGCGACTTCTTCGGCTGGGCGTGCGAACAGTGCCACCGGGAGCTGGCGCAGAGCCTGCCGCGGCGGTACATCCCGCCGACGGAGGAAACGGAACCATGCGAATAGAGACAGAGGTGAGAACATGAGGCTGCCATTCCAGCGGAAAGAAAAGGCGCAGGCGCGGGACAAACCCCGGACCGTGCGGAGCCGGGACCTGAGGATGATCCCCCGGGCGCGGGCCGACCGGACGATCGAGGCGAACGAGGCGATCTACGCCGCGGTCAGCCGGATCGCGAACACGATGGCCAGCATGCCGATGCACCTGTACAAGGGCTACAAGATCCAGGAGGACCATCCGCTGGAGCGGCTGGTGAGCCTGGAGCCGCACCCGAATTTCAGCGCCTTCACCTGGAAGCAGACGATGGAAGTGCTGCTGAACACGGAGGGCACGGCCTACGCGCTGCGCGTACTGAACACACAGGGGCAGCTGCTGCGGCTGGATATCCTGAACCCGCTGCGGGTGACGCCGAAAAAGGACCAGGACGGGAACATCTGGTACAGCGTGATCATGGACGACGGGAGCGAGGCGCTGGCGCCGGGCTTCCTGATCCTGGCGATCAAGCACATCAGCGCGAACGGGATCAAGGGGATCCGGCCGATCGACGTGCTGCGGAAGAGCCTGGACTACGACACCCAGGTGAAAGAGATGAGCCTGGACCAGCTGGACGGCGTGAACCACGGGATCATGCTGACGGTGCCGAACGTGGGCCTGAGCCAGGCGCAGAAGGACGAGGCCGTGAACCGGTTCCTGGAGACCTACGAAAAGAGCGGCCGGAGCGTGGTGATCCTGGAGGGCGGCATGACCGCCACCAACTTCGCCAACAGCAGCGTGGACGCCCAGGTGATGAACGTGGAGCGGATCACGCGGAACCGGGTGGCCACGGTGTACAACCTGCCGCCGCACATGCTGGGCGACTACGCGGACAGCAGCCCCGGCAACAATGAACAGCAGACCCTGGAATACCTGACGCTGACCATCGGGCCGAAGGTGGAACAGTGGGAAGAAGAGTTTAACCGGAAGGTGCTGACCCCGGAAATGTATGCCGAGGGGTACCGGTTCCGGTTCGACGTGACGAGCCTCACCCGGACGGACGTGAAGACCACCGCCGAGCGGAACCAGATGGCCATCCGCGGCGGCTGGCGCAAGCCCAACGAGGTGCGGGCCGAGCTGGGGCTGCCGCCGGATCCGGTGGGCGACCTGCTGATGAGCAGCAGGGACCTGATCCCGCTGCGGATCGCGGTGGAACATCCCGAGCTGCTGCTGGGCGGACAGGCCGATTCTGAGGGAAAGGAGGAAACGTCTGAATGACAAGATTCTGGAACCTGAAGAAGGACGCGGACGTCCCGGGCGACGGCGTGCTGGACATCGACGGCGAGATCGTGGCCGAAAAGGGCTGGTTTACGCCGGACGGCGCATGCGTCGCGAAGGAATTCCGGGAGGCGCTCAAGGGCCTGGCGAACGTGACGGTGCACATCAACAGCCCCGGAGGCGACGTGCTGGCCGGCGCGGAGATCTACAGCGCGCTGCGGGAGCACAGCATGAACGGCGAGGGCCGGGTGAAGGTGATCATCACCGGGATCGCGGCCAGCGCGGCCAGCATCATCGCGATGGCGGGCGACGAGATCCTGATGCACCCGGTGGCCTACATGATGATCCACAATCCGTGGACCATCGCCATGGGCGACGCGAAGGAACTGCGGAAGGCGGCGAAAACCCTGGACGTGATCGCCGAAGGCCTGGTGAGCACCTACCAGGTGCGGACCGGGAAGGACCGGGAAGAGCTGAAGAAGATGCTGGAGAACGAGACGTGGATGAGCGCCGTGACCTGCATCGAGGAAGGCTTCGCGGACAAGATGATCGGCGCGGACAATGGCGAGACGATCGCCGCGAGCGCGTCGAGGCCCACGCGGATGAGCATGAAGGCCCACGGCGTGCAGGAGATCACGGCCCGGATCCCGGACACCGGAGAGGCGGACCGGGAAGAGGAAAACCGGAGGCGGACGGAGATCGCGGACCGCGCGAGGATCGCAGCGGAGGCGTTGGACGCCGCGATGCGGTAACCCGAAAAGCGTCAACATAGACGCTTTTTTATTTTGCAAACCATGCAGACGACAAAAAAACGAGGAGGAAAAAACAAATGAATCTGCAGGAGATCATGAACCAGATCACCACCCTGGGCGGCCAGATCCAGGCTGCCAACCGGAAGCTGGCGGCGGACGCCGCCACGGCCCCCATGGCCGACATCGAGGCCCAGCAGGCCTCCATCGCCGACATGCAGAAGCGCATGAGCGCGCTGCAGGCCAGCTACAACGCCCTGAAGGACAACCAGCAGGCGACCCTTCAGCCGGCCATGAAGGAAGCGCCCAAGAGCCGGAAGGAAATGCTGGCGTCCAACGAGTACGCCAGGGCCTTCTGCTACGCGATCCGCAACGGCATCACCCGGAAGACCGGCCGCGGCAACGAGAACGTCAAGATCCTGTTTGACGCGCTGAGCGAAGGCGGCGGCGATCCCGTCGGCACCGACGGCGGCTTCCTGGTTCCCGTGGACATCGACAACACGATTCGCGAGATCAAGCGCGAGCTGAATCCCCTGAGCGAGCTGTTCAACGTTGAAAACGTGACCGCCCCCACCGGATGGCGCCCGATCGACACCGCGCCCAGCGCGCCCATGCCTGAGATCGACGAGATGGGCACCGTGCCCAACAACAGCGACCAGCCCGCCTTCGCCAAGGTGACCTACACCCTGGCCAAGCGCGGCCTGCGGATCCCGATCAGCAACGAGCTGATGAACGACGAGGACGCCAACCTGATGGCCTACCTGGGCCGCTGGTTCGCGAAGAAGCTGACAATCACGGAGAACTACCTGCTGATCGCCGCGCTGAAGACCCTGACCCCCGCCGCCCTGGTGAGCGGCACCATCACCCCGGAGAGCGCGATCAAGACGATCCTGAACAAGACCCTGGATCCCGCGATCAGCAACAACGCTGTGGTGATCACCAACCAGAGCGGCTTCGACGCCCTGGACCAGCTGGTGGACGACAACGGCCGCGGCCTGCTGCAGCCTGATCCCACCAACGCGACCCTGCTGCGGATCTTCGGCCGCCGGATCGTGAAGGTGAGCGACGCCCAGCTGGGCAACATCACCGACGGCAGCGGCAGCTCCGCCGTGACCAGCGCGCCCTTCTTCATCGGCGACATGCGCGAATTCGCAACGCTGTTCCAGAAGGGCGGCTTCGAAGTGGCCAGCACCGACGTGGGCGGCGACGCCTGGGCGAAGGACCTCACCGAAGTGCGCGGCATCGCCCGCCTGAGCGTGAGCAAGTTCGACACCGGCGCTGCGGTCTTCCGCAAGCTGGCGCTGTAAGGAACGAGATAGGAACGTCGGGGACGGTTCCCGCGGTTCCTTCGGAACGGACGGAACCGTCCCCTTGTTCCGGGACTGAACAGGAGGGACAGGCACATGATGAGAACGAGCGAACAGATCGCGCAGCTGCAGGCCGAGGTCGCGCAGCTGCGGAAGGAAGTGGACGAGCTGAAGGCCGGGAAGACCGCGAAGGCGGCACCGGCAAAGAAACCGGCCGCGAAGAAACCGGCGGGGACCGCTGGCAAGAAGTAAGGAGTGAAGACCATGGCCAACGACATCATGGCAAAGGTTCGCCGGTTTGCCGGAGCGGATCCGGACACGCCGGACGACGTGCTGGAGATGTGCTACAAGGCGGCCGTGGAATGGTACAAGGCAGCCGGCGTCAAGGAAGAGCCGCAGGATCCCCTGTGGCTCTTCTGGGCGTGCAACCTGGCGGCGTGGATGTATGACAACCGCGGCAACGCGGACGCGGCCGCAGCGGTGCCTGTGTACATCGTGACCAGCGTACACGCGCTGCGGAAGCAGGAAGACTCCGGGAGGTGACGGGCGGATGGCAATCAAGGCCGGAGACCTGCGGCACCCGGTGGACCTGCTGAAGCCGGTGACCACCCTGGGCGAGCACAACCGGCGGAACACGACCTTTGTGAAACAGGCGACCGTATACGCGGCGAAAAGCGACGTGAGCGGGCGGGAATTCTTCCAGGCGCACGCGGTGAACGCCGAGGACATCGTGACCTTCACAATCCGCTGGCGGGACGACGTGGACACGACCTGGCGGGTGAAGCATCACAGCACGACCTACGGGATCCTGGAAGTGAATCACCTGGGGTATATGCAGGACTACCTGCGGCTGAAGTGCCGGACAGTAACGGGCGGGGGTGTGTAAGCCATGACCGAAGCAATCGAGCGGGACCGGATCGACGACCT